GGATGTAGAACTGGATACGGAACACGTTGGCGCACTTGTCCTCGCCGAAGCAGTCGATATACAGAGCGCACTTCTCAGAATACCTATCGCTCATGTTGGTCAGCACGTCGGCCTGAATCTGGCGGGAGTAGTACACCACGATTTCAGTGTCGTCAGCAATCTCACCATCATTGAATACCAGCTTCTTAGTGGCGGGGTCATAGGCGAACACACCCTCAGCGGCGGCAGCACCCTGGGTCAGCTTCTTGCCAAGAGTGCTGTCGGCGTTCTTCACATAGACGGACTCGACCTCGTTGCCAGCAGTGCCCACAGCCTTATAGCTGGTAGTGGCCTCGTTGCCATTCACAGTCAGGTAGTCAGTCCAGAGAACAGTGGTCAGCTTGTTCTCGAACGTGCAGCCGGTCTGCAGCTCCATCAGGCCACCGGAAATCAGGCCGTTGTTGCCGCTGATGGTCACGGCCTTGTTGCGCTTCAGGCTGGACAGTTTACGGCCCTGCTTGCCAGTGATATCGGTCTTGTCCTGGCTCTGAGCAATCGTGGCGCTCTGAAGCTCGTCCAGCACAAACTTGAAGTTACCGGTGGCAATATCAAAAGCAGTAATAGTTTCCAGGCTGGTAATAGTTACATCATTGACATTAAACATGATAAAACCTCCATTTTGCATGATTAGCATTGGCTAACCGTTTTTGTTATTAAAACGCACAGAATCTTATCTGCACGTTTGTTATCTATTCTTTCGATTGGATGGGACAGGTTTGACGCTGGGAGACAGACGATTGAAATCCTTGGTTTGGAACGTAATTAATTTTCCAAGATAGTCTTGGATTGGAGTAAAGCGTCTGACAGAATACAATTCAAGCTCCCCAAGGCCATAATACCGACTGCCGTTGAGCACCTTGGCAATTTCGGAGCACAACCTGTCTGTCCGCACACTTCCATCTGGCAACATCATCTTTGTCTTGTGAGTGAATACCCAGATATAGAGATTGGGGGTAAGGAATGTTTTGTTCACTGTGCTTTGGATATCAACGTCGCAGCAGATAAAGGTCTGCCCCTGCGTAACAACCTCGGGTACATACTCGAACGGATACAGCCGGGTGAGAAACAGTTCCTCCGGGTCTGCAATGGGCTGCTCATCATCACTTAGCAGAGAAACTATCTGCTCACTTGCCAGCAAGTCATGGATAAGCTGCTTTTTGTAATCGAAAAACTCATCAAGTTGCATCGTTACAGCGCCTCCATTCGACACACTAACGCTGGCTCGTCGTCCAACGATTTGTCATCAATGGTGAACGTGAACACATTGTGTTCATCCTTTTCAATATGCGGCTTATAGATAATCCCGCTCTTGCCAATGAGCTGCCCGAGATTGTGCGAACTCCCATCATTTAGCACAACGATAAGGTCTCCGTCGTTATTGGCAGTCGCATCAATTACTTCGCAACTACTATCTGCATTCAAATAGAGTGGAACTATAAACTCGTTATTGTAGTTGATTCTGATGCGAATCATAGTTTCCCTCCTGCCCCACTTTTATCTTCCAGATTGAGAACACGCCCCACAATGCTTTTTGGAATCTTTGAATCAATGCGTTTGCCCTGCGTTACATGGTTATGGGTAATTGCATACGCAATCTTCTGGTCAATAGCGGTCAGGATTTGCTCGTACTGCTCTACGTCAATCACGCCGTCATAATAATCCCGACCCTCAAAAATGACAGTTCGATTTTCATGCCCCACTACCCTTGCGAAGACCGGCGTTCCATACACCAGATTCCAACACTTATCATTGTCTGGGAGGTCAATGTTGGTGTAGGTCTTAATCACAGCCATACGCAGAAAGTAATCTTTGAACTCTGGATGATAAGCGCCAGTCTCAGCATCTACGACCCCGTTACACACGGTTTCTACGATGCCAGATACCTCTGCGGCATTGAGTCTACGCTTTACCGCAAACTCAAATCTGTTGTCCCCACCGCCAACAGATAGTGTGGCGGTCTTATTGACACTGTACTTCTCACAAAGTGCTTCCATATCAGAAGCACTGACTCTGTCAGTCCTATTCACCTGTGTTTCCTCCTGTTTCTTTTGTCATATCAGCATTGGCAGGCCCTGTCTCCTTCTCAGCTTTAATGCGCTCCAACTCCAGCGCAACATCGGTAGTATACGGGCTCTGCTCAATGATGGTACGCTTGGAAATAGCGTCCATTTCCTGCTGCATCTTCAGGTCTTTCATCAGACTATTGGTATCCACTGGACGTGTCACATTGAAGTTGATGTTGAGGCTGTCAAACGCTTCATCTGTGTACTTCTTGTGGATGCTACGAAGCTCCTGGAGCTTTCTGAAATACTCAAACCTCTGGAACATACCGTCTGTCAGAGACTGGATAGTCTTTTGCGCCTTGTTGTCTGTTTGGTTAAACAGATATTTCAAAGATACTTCTGAGACGTTAGAGACATTGGACTGCCCATACGCAGAGGCGGGGATACAGGCCACAGCGTAGAACTGCTCAATCAGATGCTTTAATAGAAGCTCTGCGCTACTGCTATCCAATTCGCTCGCAGCCCATTTGAAGTCGCTCTCACTTTTATCTTCCAGATTGAGAACACGCCCCACAATGCTTTTTGGAATCTTTGAATCAATGCGCTTGCCCTGCACGACACCAACAGGGTTTAGAGAGAGGCGGACTACGGCATCGTCCAACTGAGACATGATTTCCTCGATGCTGTCCATAATAGGAATGAGGTCAGCCACCAATCCGTTCCCGAAGACATCCGTTTTATCCAAACTGACGTAGTGAATAGGCAAACCTGTGAGATTTGGCCTGGTTTCAACAAGGTTGCGGTTTAAGTATGTTTCGACCCTATCAGGATAGTAAACAATGTAATGGTCGTCTCCTCCCAAATCCAAGTCCTTCCAATGTTCTACAAAACTTGTGTAGTTGTAGTTGTCATCGTAGACCGGGAAGGCGCTCTCATTTGGAATTACATGAGAGCGGATAGTGTCTCCGTCCAAGAACACATACTCAAAGGCGTTTCCGTACTTATAAAGGTCGGAAGTCAGCTCGTAGTCAACCTTTGGATAGCGCCCTTTCTTGTAAATCTGGTTGAAATCAGCTACGATTTCAGGCTCACCAGAGATAGAAACCTGTCGCCCCACGACATAGGATGTATGCCCTTCCACTACAGACTTGATTGTTTGGAAAACCATTTTGCTGGTGGTGAATGTTCCGTCTTTGAACTCTGTATCAGGACGCATCAAAATATCATGCTTCCTAAGCAGATATTCTCGAATCCGAAATACTTCCCGAACCCGTTGGTCTTGCTCTGGCCTATGGATTTCGTCCATAAACCAGAGCTTATTTTCACGCTTGTTTTCACGTTTGAAAAAACTCATGTGTCCTCCGTTCTGTGTGCGAAAAACTCCTTTCGCTTTCTGCGCACATTTTTGTTGTTGCGGTGATAGATATCCTCCTGTTTAGTATCAGATTCTCTCATAAAGGTGCTGAGCTTATCGTTAAAGGTCTTTGGACGTTTCCCGCTGGTTTGTTTCATCTTTCTTATCACCATAGTCAATGTAGTTGGGGCACTCCTTTGCTCCAAAAAGCGCCATGGCCATGGCCATGACAGTGTCATCGTGATAGCCGCCACTTGCCTTAGCGGAACCGTCCTTATAGACGAACACCTTCATCTCCTGCAACAGTGTCTCTGAGTTAATACGGAGCTTATCTCTCGTGTGTAACTCTACAAAATCGTCAATAATACGCTGCTTGCTCTGTTTTGTTGTCTCAAAGCCAGGCTTACGCTTGACGCTCCCTCTTGCGTCCCAACTTTTGTACTTGTACATCAGCGGATACTGTGCATCATTATAAAGACGGTCACAAACTGTCTGTCCAGCAGATGCTTTCTCCACGACCAGGTATGCCGTATTGAACCAGTAGCCAAGCTCTCTGACAATATCAACAAAATCAAATGGTTTAATCTTGTTGCTCCGAAATTCGGCAACTTGAAATCCGTCACGGTCAACAACCTCAACAACTGAATAGTCGGAACTGCCACCAAGTCCCTCTGCACTATCAACACCGATAAAGTATCTGATGCCGTCCGATGGTTCTTCCCAAAGATAAAAACCCCGGTTGTACCAGGGTTTCAAAATGGCAGGCAATGTACTCGGTATCGGGATAGTTTTTTCAAAAAGATTCTCAATTCTTTCCTGAACCTTCTGATTATCAAAGACGTTATCTCCAGTAGTGATGAACGCTTCGTGTGGTGTAGAGGGAAATTCCTGCGCAAACTGTGTTTCAGAACTATTGGAGATTTTCAGTCTTCGCCACACGATTTGCTCAATGGTGGCTCCTCGGTGATATAGGGCAAGTTCAGCATCGTCCAGTTCGTCAGTGGTGGGCAGAGCCCCATTCAAAGCGATATATCGTTCTGCGAATTGTTTGTACTCATCCGCAAACATGAGTTTGTCATCGACCCAGCCAAAGAAGAAAGGCTTGTACATACTCTCTCCCTGTGCGGCCTTTGAGTACATATCCGAAAAGAAGTTAAAGCCGTTCGCTGTGCTTTCCACGATAATCTGTCCATTTGGTGTCAGGCACTGTTCGATAGCCAGAATCTGCTTGTCGATATTCTCGTTGCAAAATGCCGCCTCAGATACATGGACAAAGCGCAACGTACTGCCACGGACGGACTCCTTTGTTCCGCAGGAAATAACTGTAATGCGGCTTCCGTTCTCCAGTTTCAGTTCTTTTCTATTGTTGTTGATAAGTCTCGGACGGATTGCCTTCGGGATGCTGTTATAGAGCTGTTTGAGTTTTGTAAAGATACCATCTGCTCCATCCAGACTGTGAGCCATCAGCAAGCAGGATGTATTGGGAAAGCGGATAGCAAGCCAGATAGAGTATGCGCAGCTCAGTACGCTGATTCCCAACTGCCGGGATTTCAAAACGACGTTGAACTTATCTATTTCAGTGAGCAACTGCATCTGTTGTGGGTTAGGGACGAAATTGACGAGTTGCCCTCGCTTATCAACAATCTTGATGAAGTTCTGGATGAAAAGGATAGGGTCATTAAGAACACGCCGCAACTTTTCTGCATCTGTCAATTCGTACCTCACCTCCTGTTACTCGACATCATCCAACTCTACATCCTTCAACATAGCGCGAAGTTCGTCCTCGCCATCGTCCTCAAAGAATTTCTCGCTGAACTTTGAGAACGCCTGAAATGCCTGCACATCTTCTTTGGCCTTGTCGAAATAAATCTCATAAAGCTCAACGAGCTTTTGATTGTGCATCCGTTTCAGCAGATATTTCACTGCCGTCTGCACAGATTCCTCCGCAAGCCAGCGTTCGCACTGGGCCTCGTCCATACCCTTTGTGAAACCCTTATATTCCTCAACCAATTCTTCAAAGGTGTCAATCTTTTTAGGAAGCAAGGATGGTGCATACTTCCAAACGATGTAGTAGACCTTGACCTGTGTTGGCAGCATTTCATGGAGTTTTTGCATCAGAGATTGCTCTGATTTCTTTGCCATATCAGTTCACCCTCCCTTACTTGGATGCAGGGGGCTTCCGCCCTTTAGGAGCGGGTTTTGCACCATCTCCACCATCACTGTCCTTGACGGCATTCTTGTTTTCGTCCAGTGGAGAACGCCTAAATGTCCCATTCAGCTTGGCGGCATAGGCACCATTGATTGCGTCCGCAATCTTTCGGTGGTTGTCCTCGGTCAGCGGACGTTCACCATTGAGAATCTGAGAGATATGTCCTGCGGTCAGGTCGCAGTACGCCTCGATATCCCGCAGAGACAAGCCCCGAAGCAGGGCATAGTTTTTCAGTTTGCTTGTACTGAGCATCGAATCACCCCGTGTATAAAAATTAAGCAAAAATATACGGGCGGGGATGTTTCACCCCGCCCGCCCCGGCATATCCGGGCAGGTTAAAAGGAGTTATCTGGCAAATCAGGCGACAGTCTTGCGGAGCACGACAGCGCCGTCGGTGTCCAGCAGCTTAACAGCATAGAGGCTGGAGGCAATGATGTCGGTAGCAAGCAGCTTGGACTCACGCTCCTCCTCAATGTTAATGTTCCGCTGGAAGACGTAGCCCAGGGCCTCGCGCTTGACGATGTAGGTCTTGCTCTCCTTGGCAGTCTCGTCATAGGTGCCGTTGTTGCACATAATAACAGGGATGCCGATGAAGTAACCGACAACACCGTCCACGATGAGGCCGTTGGCCTGCTCAGCCTTGTTGAAAGTCTTCTCCACGCTGGTGAAGGAATCCATCTTCAGGAAGGAGGGCAGAAGGCGACTATTGATGATAATACCGGCAAAGCTGGCAGTATCAACATCATCGCCGAAACAGCCCAGACCAGCCATCAACTCAGTGTCAGTGATAGCATCGGCAGCAGCAGTGGCCTGCTTATAGACAGCATCGGCGTCCATAGCAGCAACCAGGTCGGCGTCAATCTTCTTGGACATGGCATCAGCGACCTGAACCACCATACTGTCCATCACGCGGCCCTTAATCTGGGCAGCTTCCACATCATAGACGCGGGCGGAGCCAGCAACCTGCTTGATGGGGGCGCTCATGTCGGTCATGTCAACCGCAGCGGGAGTCACGGGAGTGCCCTTGGTCACCTCGGCGGCGGTAACAACTCGCTTCAGCTTGGGGAAATGCACAGTATCACCGTACTGCATCGCCTCAGAAACAATAGGGGTAGCATCAAAAGCCACCCGGCCAATGCGCAGCGCAGCGTCCAGCTTGGCGTTCACGGCATCGGCAAAAACCTCGGGAATAATCAGTGCCATATTATTTCACGTTCCTTTCATGTTAGTGTTTGAGCCGCTTCCACATTTCAGGGTCACGGCGATAGAGTTCAGCCCTTTCGTCGTAGGACATTTTGTCATACTCCGCTTTTGTAACAGGCTGATTAGTCTGGTGTCCAGTGGGCTTATACCCACTCGCAGCCAGACGTGCGGCAACCACCTTCTCGATAGCGGCGCTGAAAGCGTCAGCGTCAACATCGGTCTTGAGGTAGTCCGCAATATCTGCGTCAAGGCTGTGCGCCTGGAGGGCGGTTTTCAGGCTGAGCGTTTTGGCCTTCGCATCGGCCTCCTGCTCCTTGCGCTCCAGTTCCGCAAGACGCTGTTCGATGGCGAGTTCCGCCTCCGTCTTCTGGACAGGAGTCAGTTCCGCGACCTTCTTCTCCAGCGTTTTGATGTCCTTGGAATACTTGGTGCGCACACGGTCTTCTGCGGCCTGAATAGCCTTGTCGTAGTCCGCCTTGGACATAGTTACAGTCCCCTCGGCGGCGTTGTTTTCGGTGCCAGTGGCAGTCCCGGTCTGAGTTTCCTTCTCAGTCCCCTCAGCGGCGGTGCCAGTAGCGGTGTTATTGTTCGTATTGTTGTTATCCATGACGATTCCTTTCCAGTTCGCCGCTAACAGCCCTCGTAAGTTCTGTGAGCAACGCCCTTGTGTCGTGTAGTTTTTAGGAGTCTCCCGTTTAACGACCGGGAGCACGTCGGGCACAGTTCTCTCCAAGGAGTTGAGAGAAGTTAAGTACCATGGCTGATATGAAATATACAGATTTGCCGCACACCCTATTGGAAGAGAGGAGATAAAAAAGATAGGGCGCACAACTATATCAACAGGCGCTGATGAACACCTGAAGATATCGGGAAATTAGAAAGAGCGTGAGGAGCTGTTGCTCCTACCCGCTCGCACGATAGCAGGACGTAAGCGGACGCCCACCTATCTACGAATGCTTGCAACCTTACGCATTGCTCTGGATGATGTCCAGAATCTCACGCAGTCTCTGGTCAGAGAAAGCAGACTTTCCCGCAAGCCACTGGGAGAGCGTCGTAGGGGAGACGCCCAACCTGGATGCGAGCCACTTCTTTTTTCTGCCGGTGTCCGTAAGATACGTCTTCACTTGGCTTTGGATGGATACAGATGGCTCCAACTGTGCAGCCTCCCTTCGTATCAAGATTGATAGGAAGGAGTTACCTTCCTTCCATAATATACGTTGTGACAACGCCCTCCGAGGCATATGAGAAAAATGCGGTAGTTATGGGGTTTTCTAAGCTGTGATTTTTGAGCATAAATCAGCTTTTTCAGAATGGTTGTTTATAGCCTCGGCACAGGCACCGCAATACTTCTGCCGTCTACCCGTTCTAAGCGCAGGCTTGCCGCAACGCTCACAGGTAATAAGGCCGCTGTAGCCTTTGTACAAGTCATAATAAAGGACGAGGGAGTCCTCGTCCGGCTTGTCAATTATGAAGGCTACCTCTCCATCGCTATACACAATGGGGACAGTGAACATGGCGGAGGAAGAAGGTTTTCTCGCTTTATGGGATGTATTGATACGCACGGAATACTGGACAATTCCAGCCTGACACAAACGATTGACACGGTTTGTGGGGCCGCAGCCGCCAACCCTCCGCTTTTCCAGTCTGCCGAGAACCTTCTTGGTTGCGGAATCGTAGCTGTATTTCCACGCCAGCCGATACAACTCCGCATTACACTCGTAGATGTGCTTGTATGGCTTCATTTTGGCTGCGCACAGATACACGAAAGCAAGCCGTTCTGTATCATCATGACCGAGTGCAGCGATTTTTTCCAACTCCTCTTTGTAAATGGTGATGGATGGCGGGCTGTCACTTGTACCATCAGGAGTTCCGCCGCATTGCACAGACAGCATAATCTCTTGGATGCTTGCGTTGATATATTCCTCGGGCATTCCCTTGAAGTAGTCGGAGGATACGGAGCACAGCCGCTCCTCAATCTGTTTTGCCGTGTAGGTCGTCTTGTTGATGAGATACCACGCTGCTGTCCGAAGCTCACTTCTGGCGTGGGCGCTTGTTGCGCTGATACCACTTTTGAGAATCCTCTTTGCCTCTGCCGTTCTGTCAAAACAAATTGTCTTGCTCATGCAGTCGCCTCCTCACGATAAGATTTACTTGGGATAACCAACAGAATCAATTCATCCAATACTGCCCATACAGTGGACTCGGCGTAATGCCTGCGCTGGACAAGCTCAACCAGGTAGTTATAGGCCGATTGGATGTCGCCGCCAACAAGCTCCATGATTTGGCCTCGAACGTAGTCATACAGTACGTCGAACCGCTCTTTTGTGTCCTTGGCAATCTTCTTGCTGCCGTTCGTGTTGGTTGTGTTGTTGGTTCTGGTGATGAACCGTTTTTGCCTCTGGAGCCGGTCTATCAATTCCGCCATGCGCTCCAACACAGCGGTATCAAATTCCTGCGGCGTAGCAAAGTCCAGAAGCATATTTCTGGAATCCTTGCATCTCTTCAGTTGCTTTTGCAGACACTCAAACCGCTTGCAAATCTTGTTCATGATACATGGGCTGTCGATTGCCGGGAGATACCTGTGATACTTGTCCAACATATATCTGGCGTCATCGTCAAGGCTTTCATACGGAGTGCTGAGTAATTCCGCCAGCCTGGGGCCGCCATTGTATTTACCCACATCGTCAAATGATTTGTCGTATCGCGCCAAATCTGTGTTCATGGCATCATAGATATACCGCATGAACAGAGGTTTGTTGTCTGGAATCAGCGCATTGTGCTTCCGAATCCGCTCCTGTTCCTCCAGTGAACAGGCAGGAGCCTTTACCATCTTTCCGTCAGCGCCTATGAATTGCTCATATGGCATCTGCTCTTTATTCCACGCAGACGGCTTCTGCGGCGGAATGCCGGTCTTGATTTTGTCGATTTCGATGCCGACCAGTTCGCTCACAATCTTTATCCGCCGTGATAGTTCGGCATACTCGGGAGAATCCTTCGGAAATTTATCTCTCAAAGCATACAAACAGGTTGCCTGATTGGACAAGCTGCCAACGGCGGAGTTCAGCCCACGGATATCCGCCTCAATCATGCTTTCAAACGTGATTGCACCCTTGAGCTGTTTTCCTGCGCTTGGGTACAGGATTGGCACCGGGTTTCTTTGCGCTCCCTTGATGAGAATTGGGTCATTGGAGCTGAAGCAGCGGTCTCCGTCGAAGTCGCAATTTTGCAGAGCCAGCGTACTCACATCGCGGATGGAGAGAATCAGCCCGCTCTTGATATAGGAGTACCACCTGTCCATCTCTGGCGTTCTGGCAAGGCCGCAGACGGTCACCTCGGAGGAGTCAATCAGCGGAGAACGCATCAGCACCACCTTGTCAGGAGCTGGCTGAACCCGATTCCAGTAGGCAGAGTAAATCTCGTGGGCCGGAATCAGGCCGGATACGGCGATATCGTGGTCGCCGTCCACCGCATGGCTTTTGATGATGTGCTGGATTTGGGCAACTGGGTCGCTCACGATAAAACTGTACCCGCCCCGGCAGAGCAGTTTTCCTATCTTGGCCCCATTGAACTTGGATTCCACCTCACGATGGATAAGCGTCTGGATGTAAGAATCTTGGAGTAGGTCATAGTTGTGTGCGATAGCCCTCTGTAGAAGGCTTGCGGCTGGCTTAGCGACCTCTGCGTCATCTCCGCAGTCATTACCTATGCTGCCATCCACACCGCCTGAGAAGCCCACCAGGGTGCGGTATACGGTTTCTGTGTGACCGCTGCACAGCTTGGTCAGCAAATCCTCCGTGTGGCTGCACAGCCGGTCAATGTCCCAGTCATCCAAATCCAGCGCTTGTATGTATTGGTAGTTCAGCGTTCGATAGTCGTCATCGTGTTCCTTGTTCGCAATGACAACGCCCCACCGCAGGCTGTACTTCCGCATGGATTCTTGATGGTATTGCCATCCGCCGTGCTTGCCATAGACCTTCCACATCTTGAATTGGGAAGTGGAGAGCAGTACATCAATGTCCTCCACAGCATAGCTCTGACCATACACATCCTTGATGGTGGTAATGCCATGTTCCCGGCAGTACGCTTTGAAGTCGAACGCAACCACCAGACCTTTGCACCATGGGGCGCGGAGGATATACTCGCTGGGAACATATCCATCGTTCTCCCTCAGATATCCGAGTTCCATGGCGACCTGCCGCATCCACTCCGGGTCAGCCAAACCTTGTCCATCAAAGCTGTTGAGTGGGTCGAAGTTCATCTCTGGCTCATCGTAATAGTGCTGCGTGATTGTTTTCTCAACCCGCTTGTTTCTTCGCCCGCTGGTACACTCCGTTGTGATGTAGTCGATTGGGAGATGCGGCTTGATTTCCTCATAGTCGCTGACCACACAGACACGAGGTGCCGACTTTAGGAAGTGCATCCCAGACTCCGACAGGCCCATATAGGCGTTAAACTTGGAAACGCTGAAGCTGTCCCCGAGTTCTTCTGGGGAAATGCCGCAATATAGCGCCTCCGTTATGTACTGGTGCATGACATCCCATATGAACGCAATCGTGTTCTGCCGGAGCTGACCGCTCCCGGCGCAAAGCCGTACATAGTGCCGTCCGTTGAGGTCAAAACCGTGGTGCGCAAGCTCGCTGTACGCCTCCGCAGCTTTCTTGGCGTTTTTGCCATTGGCGGTCGGAACCACGATGTTCACGATTGCGTCTTTGACCGTAAGTCCGTTCAATCCGTTTTCGCTGTAGTAGTCGTGAATCTTTCCTGTAAGCTGGCTGGCGGAAATGGGCACCAGCTCGCCGTTCATGATTGCTTGTTCATCAGTGTAGCCGTCAATGTGATTTTTGTGCTCCAGGATTTTTTCCATTGGCAACTTATAAATACAAATCTGCTCTTCAACCATTAC